TACTAGAACACGTCCTCAGGGACAACCTAAGTTCAAGAATGCCGTAGAAGCGTATAAGTGGCATAAGTCTCAGATGGCACGATAATTCACAGCGCCCTGCAGTCCTTCGCCCGGTTGGGAGAGATGGTGGAAGGACATCATAAGTGGCTGCAGGGCGCTCTCTGTGACCCCCAGATTAACACAACATAAAACCAGGAGGTTTACCATGGCTGATAAAAAGAAGATGAAATGCAACAAACCTCGTCCCATTCGTAAGGGCGAACCCGGATCTAAAACTAAAAAGTTTGTGGTCAAAGCATGTCAAGGCGGAAAAGAAAAGATTATTCGTTACGGCGCAAAGGGAATGAAGATAAAGAAGTCTGTTCCTGCTAGACGTAAATCTTTCAGAGCTCGTCATCGTTGTGATAAGCCTGCTACCCGTAAAAACAAATTAACAGCTAGATACTGGTCATGCAAAAAATGGTAAAATAATTTAACATTTTACATGTAAAAACTTTAGTATCTATATAACTACTATTATAAGGCGCAAGTTTTCCCTGCCTTTTGTACCAGAATCTCCGGATCACCTGAACAAGAAATGGTGGAACATCTAACAACAGCTTCACGTCGTGTGAATACCTGAACTTATTTATTCTATCAAAAGGCTAAAATTTTAATTATAAGGAGAAAATCATGGCCATTTCAAACGATCTCCTCAGCTCCACGCTATACAGCATCAGAGATTCTGAGGTAGACAACCTTTACAAGAAAGTCGCATTCCTCGACGGTGTCCGCAGAGCGGGCGGTGTCGAAACCGAGAGCGGTGGTATCAAGATCCAGCGTCCTCTCTCAATCGCCGAGCACAGCTCCATCACCCAGCTTTCCACTGGCTACGAACCCGTTTCTCTCGCAGTAAACGACGTTCTTCGTCCAGCAATCTACGACTGGGCTGACTTCACCGCACCTATCGTCATCACCAAGAAAGAGGAGATGGAGAACAGTGGTGAATACGCTATCGTCAAGATTCTTGAAAGCCGCATGAAGTCCGTTATGGGCATGCTTCGCAGAGAACTTAACAAGCAGATCCTTCGTGGTGATTCTACCGTTCTTTCCGCAGTAAACACCCTCAATGGTGACAGCGCTGGTATCGGTTCCGCTACTGGTTTCCTTGAGCACCTCGCTCCTGCACCTCTTCCTTCAGGACAGAGCAATGTAGTTGGTGGTATCTCCAAGGCAACCTTCCAGGTTCCTGGTTGGCTTAACCAGTTCAAGAACGCCGGTGGTACCCTTGCAATGACCGATCTCTACGATCTTTACATTGCTGCTAACAACGTTGCTCCAAGTGGCGATGTTTCCCACCTCATCATGTCCAACGATGCTTTCGCTCAGTACCGTAACCTTCTGTTCGCTCAGGAGCGTTTCGTTCAGACCGACAAGCTCGACGGTGGTCGTATGGCACTAGCATTCAACGGTGCAGTTGCTGAAGCTGATCCTGAAATGGGCTTCGCTTCTTCAGTCGCTGGTACCTGCGATGGTTACATGCTTAACTACGACGGCATCAAGCTCGTCTTCCACAGTGAAGGTGATTTTGCTGTTTCACCCTTTGAGCACATCAGTGGTACTACTGCTCGTGCTGCTCAGCTTTACGTCAAAGTTCAGCTTGTTGCCGATCACCTCGGTGGACAAGGTGTCCTCATCAACGCCTAATCTATAAGGAGATAACAAAATGGCTACTTCAACATTAATTCAATATCTAGAAAGAGAAGGCTTTTCTTCACTGCCCGGCGGCGCTGCTGAAGCAGTAGGTGCAGCAGTCTCACACCGTCGTCAGACAGAAACCTTCAAGGTTGCTTCTCCGTCCGGTCCTTCAGCTACTAATTCCGTCGCTGTAGGTGATGTGGTTCAGTTCGCGCTTGTAAGTGGTGGCGGTTCTACCGTTGCTATTGACGTACTTCAGGCACCTGCTGATTCTCACTGTGTCGGTGTTGCTCTTGAAGCTGCTTCTACTTCAACTAACGCTGCTGGGGACACCCTCGCTCGTGGAACTGTTGAATGTGTAATTGGTGGACTTGCTGAGGCTAAGGTCGAAGGTGCAAACAATGCAGGTAACACTGCTATTGTCGCCGGTGACTTTCTTTGCCTTGGTGATACCGCTGGTACGCTTTACAAGTACACAGCAGGAACTGACGCAATGCCACACGCTATTGCAGTTGATGCTGTCGGTTCTGGTGCATCCGGTGTTTTCACCGTTATGTTCTTGAAGCAGTTCTGATAAGTAATCGCTGACTAGCGGTCATGCCCTCCTCTCCTAAAAAAAGGGGAGGAGGGTTTTTGTTTGGTAAAAACACAATCACAATAATATATAATGATAGGACGGAGGAACCATGGCTAATCTCAAAGCTTTAAGAGAAAAGATCAAGAATATCACAGATTATTCCCCAGACTTACAGCAATACAACGATCAGCTGGACGAACTAATTAACGATTCTTACTATAACATTTGGACTGCAAAGAGATGGTCCTTCGCTACTAAGGAATACCTTTTTAAGTTTATTCCTGATATGCTACCGACACGTGACGTTATTACACCTGGTGCCTCAATCGGCGCTGTTGTAAATAAAGGTTCACGCTTGGTAGATTTTACAGCCCCCATGGACAGACTGACTGTAGATAACTTTGAAGGTCAGCCTATTGAAATACAGAATTACGAATATCTAATATCTAAAGTTATTGGTGATAGTCAGATTCTTTTGGACAAACCTTTTCACGGAACTTCCTCAGTAACTGATTACACTTGGATTATCAAACGTCGTTGGTATGATCTGCCACATGACAGTATAGAATTGCTTTCTTTAGCGCATAGAGATGTTCCCAACAGCAATGCTGGTACTGGTCGATTCCCTCCCTATGGAAAGCTCACAGGACTTATGCCTCGTAGAGAGGAAGAGCTAAACCTCAGAATGGACTACAAGGCTTCTTATGCGGAAGCTTTTGTCTGGTCACCTTCATTCTTTGTACCTGAAGCTTATAAGACAAAAGCAAGCCCTGTTATTTCTGAAAATGCTGACGGTTTTCCAAATAATACTTATCTAGAAGTTTGTTGGGCTTTCCTCAGAGACGGTAAAGTTGGTGCTCTATCAGAACCACAAACTGTTTATTTTACACCGGGACAGGGAACACACAGTACTTTAGACATTACATTCAGATCATGGGACGACCAAGATGTACAAGCCGATTCTTTCCAGTCAAAAGATGTAAAACCTTCTCAGTTCGAAGGTCTACGAAAAGTAGTTTTCTGGAACAGCAATTACAACAGATCAACTGGTGAAAGACTTGGTCTTCCAGTTTGGCGTGTATTCTCCAACCCAGGCGGTTCCAACACCAGAAACACTTCAGTCTACTTAAATGCAGTTATAGCAGACGACACCGCTGCTTCAGTAAGTATTCTAAACTTTAACCAGATCGATCCTGGTAACGAAACTTATATCGAGCAAGACGGACAATACAACCGCATCAGACCTTATCCTCGTGTTGACAGCTGGGATGAAGAAGTTACTAGACAGAATCCTAGTGAAGCTTATTCCAAAGTTAATCAGGACTTCTTGAGAGAAGGTGTTGCTCGTTATTACTACAAGCCTTCACATCTAGGCTTCCATACTGATTCACCTGAAATGCCTTATGAATTCCATCAATTGATTGCTTATGATGTTTTGGCAACACTTTACGATAAGACCGGTTCAATGTCCAATGCTGAAAACTATCGTCGTAGAATTGAAAGAGAAATTAAGCGTCTAGAAAAGAGATACTGTGATCACATCGATTCAGCAATACAACGTGGACAATTTGTTTTAGGTGACAGACGTTCATTTTATTATGATTACGCATCACTAAAGACAGGAGGGTGAGATGGCGATAAAAGGTGCTATACTTAAATACAAAGACGCTCCTTCAATTGACCAGCGTTGGAAAGAATCTTCTGGTGGTGCTGAAAGCATTAAAAACTTTCGCATAGACCCTGAAGGAGACGGATGGTTAGCTGATAGAGGTTTAGAGCCTTGGTATGACTATGGAGGAGACACACTGCTTCCCGGTCAGGCTACACCTTATTGGGATACACAAGTAGATTCTCAGTTTATTTGGACCAAGCAAAGTACAGGTCAGGTTTATCATTTCATAGAACAGGGCGGAACACTTTATTATCTTTGGGGAAATAAAGGCAATCCCATTGCCTCCAACTATTGGAGAAATGCTATTACCATAGATACCGGTAGAAGAATAAGAAAGATTGGAGATCCCGGCACACAATATGTGCCTTATGGTGATAGACTACTAATCCTCAACGGCTATGATAAACCTATTTGGTTTTATGGCGACAATCGTTATAGAGACTTTGGTTTTACTATTGCTTCGCCTTCACCAGATCTAATTGATGTAAATATAACTTATGCTAACACAAGCGACCTAACTGACGGAATTCCAAGACCTACATTTGGATCACAAAGACCAATTGGTTTAGGCGACACAGAGAACGGAGATAATAATAGATTTTCTTACAGAATGTCTTTTGTAAGTGACACAGGATCTGAATCTCCATTAGGTTTACCCTCTTTTGTTGATTGGCAAAACGATGCTACTTACAAGGCTAAACGAGGTGTTTTCCTAATTGATGTCCCAACTGGTAAAAAAGGTATAGTTGCCCGTAGAATTTACAGAACAAGAAACCTTCGTTCTTCTACCTCCGACATAGAATCTACCTATTATCTTGTAAAACAAATTGACGATAATTCTTGTAATTCTTTTATTGATGTTGTTCCTGACACAGCACTAGTAACACCTGCACCTGCACTAACCGCTAGTGAAGCAATCTCAACAACTTATCAGTTTGGTGCTGCTTGGAACAACAGAATGTGGCTTGCTGGTGGAGCAGACCATTCTACAAGAATTATTTACAGCGAGGCAGGACTACCAGAACAGTTTGGAACGTTTAATTACTTTGATGTTGGTTCTTCAGCTGGTGGACACATTACTGCGCTCTATGCTTACTACAACAGCCTCCTAGTTTTCCGTGAATCAGCAATAGATATTATTAGACAGGGACCACAAGGTCTTACTATTTCACCACTAACACCAGACATAGGCACTACTGCTACAAACACTATTTGTTTAGTTCCCGGTCTTGGTGTAGTCTTTCTGAATAAAGACGGCATTTATGCTGCTACTGGTGGTCTAGATGGTGGCTCACAAGTTTCTGTTGTAAAGATTTCAGATCTAGTTGGTAAGGCTATTCAGGCAATAAATATTCCAGCCTTAGCAAACTGCTGTGCTGCTTATTCCAAGAAAGAAAAAGAATATTGGCTGCATTATGTTAGAAAGGGAGAGGTAGTTCCAACAAGAGGAATTGTAATCCACACTTACAATAGATCTTTCTCGTTTAGAGGTTCTGATAATAAAGATGATGAATACCTTTGGTCATTTACTACAATTCAGACAGATCCAAATGGTAACTTTATTTTTGGAACAAGACCTGATTGGCGTCTAGCTAATGGTACGGCTTCTGATCCCAACACCACTTCAGCTATCGGATCTCTAGTCGGATTACAAGTTTGGTCAGGTGTAAACTACTGGGGAAAAAGTTTGACGGCAGGAGCAGCAGGTGGACAGGGTGAGAGGTCTTACACAGGAGCCGAGATCCCACTTGGTGGAAACACTTGGGAATCTAACTGGACTGACTTTGGTGATTCTGCTGATAAGCATCGTGTTTTTGGTGTAGAAATAGAAATGGTTTCTTACGGAGATAATCAAGTCTTCCTTGATTGGGGTTATGACTACGATACTACTTGGTATGCCGCTGGCGGACAAAAGCCTTCTAAATCAGAAATTGTTTTTACTGCTAATGAAGATCCTGTCTTTGGTCCAGCAGACAACACAGTTACCAAAGCACCTTTCCAGATTGGTCAAGATGCCTTACGTGGTGGAAGAATTGTTGTAATCCGCTGGGATGTAAATACAAAGTTGGTAGAGAACTTCCGATTCCGTGTTAGACAGCCTGACGGCAAGCCTTTCCACATTTTGGGCTACAACATAAACTACAACACTTCAGATCAGTCACCACTGAACCAAAGAACCCGTTTACAGAAAGGACAACCCTACTGATGGCTAAAACATTTACAGATAAACCTTTACACCAATTTCAGCAAGTAAAGACTGATAACATTACAGCAAATCTAGATAAGCATCTGGACGAATTTAATGGTGGTCTAGATTCTAACAATTTGCCTCTTTTTCGTGTAGATCAAGACAACATAAAATTACCTACCAATCCCGGTGGTATTAGCGGTAATGTTGTAAAGAATAACATTATATTTCAGACACAAGCTTATTACGAAACTTACAGAACCTACAACCAAGATGGTGGAGCATCAGACATTTATGATCCAGTTCTTTCTGTTGATCCTTCACAAGACTTTTGGTCAGCAGGTTTTAATAGACTAGCTGAATTAGATACTAGCGGTGGTTTTGATAATTTCCCACTACAGTTTGATGCCAAAGAAGGAATGCTTATTGGTTGTGCTGTTGTTGATTGGGAACACGGCAACGATGTTTATTCTGTTGATGACGGAGACGGCAACATAGATCCAAGAGGTCGTGGTAATGACTGGTGGACTGAATTACAAGTTTATGTAAATAATGTTGGTGTTGCCCGAACAGGAAGAATTTATCCAAGACGACACACTACACAAATTCCTTTTGCTGTTGCTTGTGGTTCTCAACCCATTCAGATTGATGTTCGTGTAAAACTAAATAACTGGTATGCCTCTGGTGCTCCGTCACTACAAGGTCATGCAACAGATTTTAAGATTTTTAGTGCTAGGATCTGGTGTAGAAACCAGTTTAGATAAGGAGAACTAATGCCTATCGTAAAAAACAATTTATTTGAAGACGGAGATATTCCAACAGGTGCTCAGCTAAATCAGCCCTATGATGATGTAGCAACTGCAAGCGGAAACATAGACACAGAAAACACAGCAGACAATTGGATTACTATCGCTCACCTACAAGATCCAAATGCTCTAAATCAAATTTATGATTTTGTTTATGACGGAACTACACCAGAAGAGATTACCTCAACCTCTTATGTTCCAATCCAAAATGTTGCTCCTAATTACAGCGAGGTAACACTAAATTACCAGCCAGAACAATATGAGGTTCTTCGTGTAGAATGTTCTGGATTAGTAGGAAACACTACCATAGAACAAACTTATGATTCCGCAGCTCTTCCACCAAATGGAGATAGAAATTATTATGCTTTTAGACTTTCTCTTTTTTACAACGATGGTGGTCCTACCTCACAACTAACAATTGGTGAATGGGGCTATTCATTTACAACTATGGCTGGTGGAACAAGTAGATATGAGACTACTGCTAACGGACAACCAGAAAACACAGGTGTTCCTCTTTCTTACCAAACCTTTCAGTTTTCTGGGCTTTACATAGAAAATGCTGGTGCTGGTAGAACTTTGGAAAAGATAGAACTACAAGCCAAAGTAAATTATTCAGGAAACACTTTGAGAATAACAAGAAATAACATTATTGCAGTGAGGGCTAGAAGATAATGGCTTATGTAAAACCAAATAACATTCCTAGTTCAGGTGTTCTGAATGCCGATGACATAAATGGAAATGACGAAGAACTAAAAGAATATATCAACCAAAACATAGCTGGTGGTGATTATGGAACAAATGTTTTTGGAACTGAAGAATTCCAGTTAGGTGATTATCAACCAATCACTAATGAATATTCTTTTGTTTCAGGAATTGCTACTGGCGGTCAGGTAATAGATCAGCAGATTGATAGAGCCTATTGGACTAACACAATCAAAAAAGCCCGTCTAAATGATAACACTTTGCCTGTTTGGACTTCTCTTTACGAAACCTCACCGGCTATCTATCTAGAAAGAACAGCAGACATTTTGATTACTTTTGGAACTACCTCAGTTTCAGCAGAACAAGAGGTTGCTACCTCTGCCTTCTGGGACACTACACTAAAATTGGCTTACACTTTCAACGATG